CACTTAAAGGTCAAGTTACATAAGTTACACTGGTTACGGCTTGAAAATACTTTTTTTATTTTTTTTATTTTTCAGCCCTATATACAGTAACGGCGTTATTCAAGCTCCGCGGGCCGCGATTTTTGGCCTCTAATTTGCGGTCTAAGGCTTGTTTTTATGGCTTTTGGTTGTTTATACGAGTAGAATATGTGGTTACCAATTCTCACCAGCCTGTGCAATTTTTTACGCCAAACGGGTTTAACTTGCACAGAATGAAAGTGATCCGCCTCCATTATCGGCAAAATTTCCGGATTTTTCTCAATTTTTTTCGCCAAAACGTAAGCTTTTTGCCAAGATTTTTCATCTTTTGGCATTGGCACTCTTCCTTTTTTAACGAATGAGAACTGTTTTGGTTGCATTACTACTTCACAAATAGTGTTGGGCCATCGGTTAGATTCGACTCTATTGTAGATTGTTTTGGAGACTGCGAGTTTAGCGATATAGCTTTCTCCCCTTGCTTCGTGATAGATGGCGAGTGCTAGGCATAGGGTAGTAAGCATGGTTATTCCTTTAGTTACAAAAAGAGCCCGCGATCCGTAGACCGCGAGCTTTGGTTATTGCCTTCAGCAACTTATTTCACGAATTTCTTCTTGGTCCGCTGTGCGCGATATTGGAACTTAGATCTTCCGAGTTTTTTCTGAACGAGTTCGACCAATCCCCCGTTACAAGCATCTAGGGCGGTGTGTTTATGTTTGCCTGCCGCGAACTCTCCGACGTGGTATATTATGACGTCACCATATTGGGTGTTTTGCAGTGCTTGATCGAAGTTATCTTTTGCGAGCCTATTTGAGATGTCGTAGATCATATGTTTTTCCCTGCTTTTCTCAGGGTTACTACGAAGGTGTTTAGTTCTTCTCTTGCGACCCAAAGATTACGTTCGATGTTATTTGCATGATTTTCTTGATTTTTTTGATTGGCTAGTTTATCATCTTGCAGTCTATCGACTTGTTGACGTAGCCATTGCAGTTCGTTTTCTTGGAACGGCGTTAATCCTGCCTCGGACACCATACTCATTATACTCTCCCTTTAGTTAGTGCATACTATTTTTGACGGCTTTGTTTAAGAAATTTGTTGCATCTTCCACGGCTTCTTCTACTATTCCGTGCGTTTCTAGCAGGGCGCTTGTTTGTGCCGCGATAAGGGGCCAGACGGGTGAAAGTTTATATAGGTTCACCATGTTGGCGATTACGGCGCATATATCTGGGACTGTCATTTCCTGTGGGCAAACGTCCAAGATATCGTTTATACTTTTTTCCATTTCGTCCATGTTGAGCCTCTCCTTCATGTTCGTTATTCTAGGCGTTGCGTTGATAACTTTTCAAGCAACTTTTCACCAATTACTCCCGAACACTTTTGCAAACACTTCGTCCAACAGACGATCCATATCTTTAGCGGTCATTCAAGTTCTTCCTTTCTTTTAATCCTAGAGTTAACACCTAGATTATAAATCAACTCACGTTTAAGTTCGTTTAACTCACGAACAACTTTTTCTTCTTTTTGATTGGTGTCATCTAAAATACTTTCCAGACGATCAACTATGTAGTGCATGTTAACGCGGTCAAGATCGTCAAGCATCTTTAAGCCTTTCCTTTAAATAGGATTGAAATTGATTGCCACTGAGATGGCGAACTAACTCTAACTTAAAATCTTCAAGCGCTTTCTCAATGTCGTAATCAATTAGGATGGCATCTACTTTTTCAATCACATATCGAACTTCAATACGATCCTCGCCCAATTTATCTAAATCCCATTTAGCCATTACGCTTCCTCCATTTCAACTAACTACATCTTAGGCTCAGTATGGGATAATGTCAAGCTGTTTAGTTTATCGCTCAATTCTTCGTTCTCCAGCCAAAGAACTTCGTGCAACCAATCTAAGTAATCTGCGGCGTCGGTCAACATTTGTGCGGCCTCTGGTTCGAGGTATCCGTCTTTTAAAATTTTAGCGGAAAGTATTCTAAGATCAAATGTAGCGTCCATACGAAAAAACCCTCAGTCAGGACATTTGACCAAGGGTTTTAACGGTTGTGCTTTTTTAAACATTTGGAGAATGTCTAAGCTATTTGTACGCGACTTTATGGGATGCGTCAAGCGCTTTGTCTTTATTTTTTAAATAAACGTCAAACATAATTCTGAGTTGACCGCTTATCGTTCTTCCGTTGACTACGGAGTGTTCTTTGATTTCCTTGTAAACCTCAATGGGCACAAGAACGCTTTTCCATTTTGTAGTATCCATTGGGCTAACCTTTTTTGCGTTTTCACGAAGAGCATATAGGAGTTTATGGGAACTTACAAGAAAAAACCCTTTTGTCGTTGTAGTGTCATTCCTAGCCGGACAAAAGGGCAGTTAAAAGTGGTTTGCGCCAGTGAGCAGTGCGCTAGAAGCCATCCTAAATAGCTTCACCCCAGCTTGGACCCACTTCAACATCACATTTGCTGGGGATTTCTAATGCTACCGCGTTTACCATTATGTTTGCAATAGTTTCCGCTTCTTTTCTGTCTTTTACTGACATGCAAAGCTCATCATGCACTTGAAGCATTGGAAGATACCCTTCTTTGTACAAATCGACCATAGCTTTCTTTGTCATATCCGCGGCGGACGCTTGGATCAGTCTGTTCAGCGCTTTATAGGTGTAAGCCCGCTTTAAACGGCATGTTTCACCATATTCTAGGATTGCTTCTTGGTAAGGCATGGCTTTTGTCATCTCGAAGGAGTCTGGCTCCCAAAGATTGAACCTACACTTGCGCCCAAGGATGGAACTAATCGCTCCACCGCTTGCTTTGCTGTTCAAACGGTTTGTGACGCCTGTCATCAGTCCTTTTACGAAAGGTACGCGGTCATGGTACTGCTTAACGAGATTTTTGGCCTCTGCTGTCTCAATATCTAGCTGGTCTGCCAGTTTTGCGACGCCCATGCCGTACATCATGCCCAGATTGATAGTTTTTGCTTGCTTTCTAGGAATGTCCGCCATTTCTGCCACCATTGTGTGAAAATCCATGTTCGGATCTTCTCGGTAGCTGGTTACAAACTCATCCACACCCCTTAAAGGCACGTCCCTGCTTTTTCCGTAGACATGAGCGTAGTGGACCAAGATCCGCGGTTCCTGTTGCGAGTAATCTATTGACGCCCACTGTTCTCCCTCTTCTGGAAGGAACAAAGACCGGATCAGTGGACCAATTTCGGGATCGCGGGCCGGGATTTGCTGTAGGTTGGGATTATTCATAGAAAAGCGCCCAGAAACCGTGCCGCCATCGTCGCCTCTGATCTGATTGATGTGCGAATGCACTCGACCGTCTCCGTGGCAGAATTTTAGGATGTTATTGATAAAAGTTCCGCTGGTTTTGTTTAAGCTACGCGCTTGGACGATTAATTGCGGTAATTTCTCGGTATGGTCTGCCAAAAACTGCTTTTTAAACGACGGCGCACCCTTTTCTGTCTTTGGGTACGGTATGGAGAGGTCATCGAAGGCTTTTGCTATAGAATTTGCCGCCCATATCTCTACATCTCTGCCAACTAGAGTTTTTATGTCTTTGAGGACTAATTTCTCTCGTTTTAGGATCGCGTCCCGCGTTCTCTCGGTTTTGTCCATATCCACGCGAACACCGCGCCATGTCATGTTAACCAAGCATGGCAGTAGGTCTAGCTCTAGGTTGACAATATTCCAAAGGTTCTGCTTGCCGATCTCTACTTTTAGATAGTTCCAGAGTTGCAGGGTAACTTCGGCGTCTGTCTGGGCGTAGGGCCCAACATACATTGCGGGCATTTTCCACATATCGGCCTTGGGGTCAAAGCCGAACTCGCTGGCGGCTTGCCGAAGCAGGCTTTCGTTCTTTGCGAGCCCCAGATACTCAAAGGCAAGAGAGTTTAGTGCGTAGGAGAATTTGTTCTCATCTAACAGGGACGCGACTACCATCGTGTCGATGATCCGTCCGTTTATCTCAAAGCCCATGCGTTTGATCCAGCCCACGTCGTACTGTGCGTTGTGCATGATCTTGTCGGCAGGGCAGTCGAAGACTTTCTTGAGCCAGCGATTGACTATCTTTTCGTCTAAGTTTCCACCCCCACGGTGTCTTGTGGGAATGTAGCCAGCCCAATCGGCGGTAGCGACGGCATAGCCGACCACTTCGCCATCTCCAACAGCCCAACCGGGGCCGTTCTTTTTTATGTTGGGGTCTCTTGTCTCTACGTCGATGGCAATAGTAGTTGCCCCGGTAAGATCAGGTAACTCGGCTGGGGGAACCCATTCTGAGTTCAAGGAGGGGCTGGCTATTTTCAGCTTCATTTATTCATCTTTCTTTTTGTTGCTTCAACTTCTCTCAGCATTCCAACGTCTATGCCGAGATTATCAAGTTCTTCGCTTTTTCCAGAAAACTCTCCCCCAAGAGCGCTATACCCAACTTTATCCAACCAAGAGTCCTCATGGTTTATGGTTTGCAGAAGGCGGGCTGTCTTTACCCAATCCATCATCAAAACAACGTGCTGTTCTGTCAGGTAGCCGTGGCTTATCAAAGCGCCGTTCATTATGACATTCCAGCCATTTGCTATACGACTGTGGTTTTCAAACGCATCGCCGTAGTCCTTGGCGCGTTGTCCGTTGATAAGTTCGTTTGCCTTATCTAAAATTTCATCACGTTTCATTGTAGCGACTCCTTTTTCCACGGGCATACTTCTTTTTATTTCCCTCTTGCCGGAACTTTTCTTGTATTAAGTTTATCGGTCCATCAAGACAACTTGGGGAGTAAACTAACACCAGCGAATTACACTTGGGGCAGGATAGGTTAGTGACCATGCTGTAATCCTCGTGCATACATTCAACGTCTTCACCCTCGTTTGCGGCTATTCCTGTGGAAAAGCTTTCCACGTCACAGTCGTGATCGCCGCCCCAAATAAGCTCTGTCTTGCAATGCCAACAGTTCATTGTAATTTCTCCTCTGGTAAAACGTGTTTCCTACACTCAGAACATTCGTCCTCAGAATATTTGTCCCACCAACAGGTCCATCTATGTCCGCATTTGCATAGGTAATTCCAACAATTCATAGATCATAACTCCTTGTAAAATCTTGAGGTTCAACGATAAACAGGCTTTGTTTAGCGCGGGTTACGCCCACATAAAATACGCGGTGCGTGTCGTCTGGGTTAACATTCATTTGTTCTTCTGCGGCGGGCGATAGGTCCGTGAACAATACAACGTTGTCCGCCTCTCCGCCCTTTGCCCCGTGAATTGTTGACACGGTTATGCGTGGCTCGCCGTTAAAGCGTTCGCCGCGTCGAAGCATTGCAATGATGTAGGCTCTGTCGTTCTCTGGAAGTCTGTCCATAGCAACGTGCCAAACCATATCTTCTGTAGCTAGAAGCCCGTGGGCCGCGGTCAGTGTTTCGAGGGTTACGAAGTCTGTATCTTCGACGGCGGTCAGGGTTTTAAAGCCTCTTTTCACGCGGTCTTTAGTTGACATGTAGCTGTATATTTTACGCGCTACGGCTCCTGTAATTTCTTTGCCTTTGCGCAGTTGCTCCCAACCATTAACGGCGTCGGATATCTTTTCGGAGATGGAGCGATGGCCGCGATTTATGAACAGGTATCCGGAGGACCGGAGTTCTGTGGCTACGGGCTGTAGTTGGTATCCGGCTTGGGCGAGGATGAGCCACGATCCTTCTGACATGTCGATCTCTTCGACGCTAAATATTCGGCGTATTGAGCCGTATTCATCGACCTTTGGTTTGTATTCTTTAAGGAAGCGCTTACCGATACGGGACACGACCCGTTCTGCCAGTTCGTGGATTAGGAAGGGAACGCGGTAAGACTGTGACAGGGTTTCTGACCCGCCGTCCAGCCCGATAAAGTGGTCTACATCTGCGCCTGCCCAGCGGTAGATGGCTTGGTCATCGTCGCCCGCGCAGTACATTCTTTTTGATCGTTCGTCTAGGATGTGCGCTATGTCCCACTGTAATGGGGAAAGGTCTTGCGCTTCATCTACAAAGCATAGGTCAAAGTTAGGACAGTTATACTGACCCTCTTTAGGAAAACTTTCCAGCATATCGGTGAAGTCGAACAACTCCATGTTTTCTTTGTAGCTGGTTAGGCACTTGTCCACATAGGTTACAATATTCCACTCTATTTCAATTGGTGTTTCGTTGTACTGTTGGCGAAGCGGTACTTTGCGCATTCGAGCAAGGTTAATCAAACCCAAGATAGGGTCTGTTGCTTTGGTCATATCTGGAAGATCGTCCGCAAAGTTATTGGTACGTGCTACGTTTAACTGTACTCCCATCTCTTTGGAAAGTTC